AATAGATGCAACTTTGATTTTGCGCCCTTGTAGACTAATAACATTATAACTATGACAAGCAACTGTTTTGTAAATAAACGCAATCGCATCATTATTAACAATTATTTCACAATGGTCGTCTACATATTCACCAATAGGCTTCTTTTTTCTAATAACAACATTTTTAAAGCCTTCATAATTAAGTTGTTCTTTTAATATTAACGCACTTGACATAGGGTTCTCGCTCAACATATCAAAATCAGGAATAGTATTGACTTGTGCGCGTTCTTTTTTGGGCATATATTGACTATAAAGTGACGCGGCATAACCACCAAAAAACACTAATCCTTGATTAATGAACGATGTTTTACAAACTTCATAAAGTTTATTGCGCTCTAATACCGAACCATCGTAATCTCTCTGAAATTGTATAGATTTACAAAGCTCTCCTTTTAATGGATAATTTTTGTTTAATAAAGTAATGCGTTTTAATATTTTTTCCCATCGTGTTACATCTCCCATGGGTCTTGACAATTCAACATACATAGCCATTCGCAAATAGTTAGGAGGGCAATAATTTATAGCATTTATTTTAATAGCTTTTTTGAACAAGTTTGTAAACAATGTTTTGTCTAAATAGGTTATGTCAGCAATGGGAATAAAATTAACATACACTTTATAGGTTCCTGCGTGCACTGCTGATTTTGCCTCAACTTCCTCATAACCGGCTTTATAATATATATTTGTTAACTTTGTCGCATATTCCATTGCTAACGGCGTAAAAAAATCATAGTCAGGTATTTCAATATCTTTGTTATAAAATCGGTCTTGTTCTGGTAATATATTATTTACAGCTGTTCCGCCATAACATAAGGTATTATGTGTTCTTAAAAACTCTTCTAATATTTCTATTATTTTTTTTATAGTATCAGATTGTACTAATTTTTTCCCTACTTCATAAGTAGCACTATCAATAGCATTTCGTAATATTTTTAATTCTTTTTCTTCAAAAGATTTCATAATAAATTATATATTATAGTGTGTTATTATAATATTTTTTGTTTTATAGAAAACAATAAAACAATAAAACAATAAAACAATAAAAACAATTATCCTCCAGCTAAAAGATTTTGTATTGTAGTTCTTAATTCTGTACCTACAACTGTATTATGACTAGTAAAAGGAATAATAGCAAAATTTGTTGGAACTTCTGAAATTAAATGGTTACGTTTTAAAATCCAAGAATAATTATCTTCATTTGTAAATTGTGTAATATATTGTGTTAAATTATTATCTTTAGTTTGATACTTCATAGCTATGGCATTGCAACCATAACTGAACGATGATGCATATTCATCATTATATATTGAATTATTTAGATCAGGTAATACTATTACAAAATTTCGCTTTGTTTCACTAAAAAACTGGGTTGTTTTACCAACTATTTCACTATGTCTATACGTTTTACAAAAGTCGCTTTTACCCTTTAAACTAATATATGTTGCTAATGTTGCTAATTCTGGGGTTCTTTCTAATATACTATTTGACGGATAAAAATCACAAATAATAATAATTGTTTTGTATAAATCTTTCATTTGGACAGATAATATTGTTCCGTTTTTATAATTATGTTGTTTCATTAAACGAAAACTATCTACACCTTCACTTCCTGTATCTAAATGTGTTTCAAATAATTCTCCCATTTTTTCTAACATTGTTAAATTTGTACTCATAATTCTAAAATTTAAAATTAGCGGATCTCTATTACAGTTTGTGTAAACGGCATCAAAAGCTTTAGAAGTAATTGTAGTTAATATTTCTTCTAATGTTAAAGAGTTATACGTCTCTTTTATATAGTTGTTATTTGTTGTTGATGAAGCAATAATTGGTACATTATTATATGAAAAAACTTGAAAATCTAAAAACCTACATCCATTACTAATACATTTTTCTAAAGCACATAAATTAACAAAGTTATTTTTATAACCATCCCCGCAACAACAATTATAAGCACTTTTAACATAATAATTTTTTAATATACTATTAGATATATCAAATTTATTTGTATTTGTAGGTGCTGAAGTACTTGCTACAACACTATTCATAGTAACAAAATAAGACCTTCCAATATTAGACTTATAAAACATTTTTAATTTATTGCATGATCGTTGTTGCAGATCTAATCTATCATATATCCATCCAAATAATATTAATAATACTAAAATTATAATAATAATTGTTACATAATAATATACTGTTGATTCATAATTAGACTTAGGAAAGAGTGTAAAAAAAGCCTCTTTCGATAATTCATAAGCAATGGAAAATGCTTTTTTTGTGGAGCTACTTTCTTCTGGTTTTTTTCCGGGTTCTGGTCCTGGTTTTTTTTCTGGTTCTGGGTCTGGCATTATTTTGTATGAAAGTATATTTATATATTAAAACATTTAATTATTACTAAAATAATTTACTAATTTAATTATAATAATTTAATATTAGTATAAAATTATTATAGTATATTAATTATTATAGTATGGCAGGAGGATTATTAAATTTAATAGCAATTGGCGACCAAAATATTATTTTGACTGGTAATCCTACAAGAAGTTTTTTCAAATCTACATACTCAAAATATACTAATTTTGGATTACAAAAATTTAGAATAGACCAAATAGGTCAAAAAGAATTAGAAATCGCAAAATCCACAAATTTTAGCTTCAAAATAGATCGTTATGGTGATTTATTGATGGATACTTATTTGGTAGTAAAATTACCAACTATATGGAGCCCTGTTTTATATTATAAATATAAATCCACAGATAGTTCTGGCGTTTATAGACCATACGAGTTTAAATGGATTAAAAATATTGGATGTCATTTAATAGAAGAAGTAAAAATACTTATTGATGGAATAACTATTCAAAAGTTTAGCGGCCATTATTTGCAAAATATTGTTGAGCGTGATTTTGATACACATAAAAAGGAGTTGTTTGATATTATGACAGGTAATATTAGTGAACTAAATGATCCTGCTAATTTTAATAATAGAAATAATAATTATCCAAATGCATTTAACATAAATGGAACTAATCCTGATATAAGCGGAATTGAACCATCTATACGAGAATTTACTCTATATATACCAATTAACACATGGTTTTCTATGTCATCATTTATGGCGCTTCCATTAATATGCTTACAATATAGTAATTTAGTTATTGATTTCAAATTACGACCACTACAAGAATTATTTACTATTAAAGATGTATTATATGATATGAGTGTAAATACTTATAAAATAGCTAATTATAACAATATTCCCCAAATACATCCAACTCAAACTACAATAGATTATCAATTTAATAGATTTATAAATCCACCACCACAAAGAGATTTAGAAAAAGCCACTGATATTTATGGTAATTTAACAAGTAGAATAAATAGTAATATTCATTTACTATGTACTCAATGTTTTCTTGATAATAGCGAAAGAGAACTGTTTGCTAGAAATAGTCAAAATTACTTAATTAAAGAAATCAAAGAATATAGTTTTACAAATGTTATTAAAACTAATAAAATCAAATTAGAATCAAATGGATTAATTAGTAGTTGGATGTGGTATTTTCAAAGAAGTGATGTAAAAGCCCGTAATGAATGGTCTAACTATACTAATTGGCCTTATGAAAATAGTATACCAAATAATTTGCAAAAAGTAAAAATAAACTCTAAATATGAATATTACAATCCTGATTTTACTTATAGTGGTGACATTTCAAAAAACATTTATTATACAGATTACATTCCAACAATATATGAACAAACTAATTTATGTGAGATCATGAAAAATTTTGGCATAATATGTGATGGTAAATATAGAGAACAAACATTTGATAGTAATGTTTTTAGCAAACTAGAAAAATATAATAGGTCAAATGGTTCTTCTTCAAAAGTCGGTTTATATTATTACAATTTTGCGTTAACAACAGACCCTTTTAAATTACAACCAAATGGTGCATTTAATACAAATAAATTTAAAATAATTGAATTTGAATATAATAATTATGCTAATCCTCCAATTGACTCTAGTAATGTAGAATTTACAACAATTTGCGATCCAGCAACAGGCGCAATAATAGCAACATTAAAAGATCCTACAAATATATATAAATATACTTATAATTTGTATATAATTGAAGAAAAGTACAATATATTACTTTTTCAAAATGGTTTTGGTGGGCTCTTATATAATAGCTAATTCTATGTATTATATTTTAATTTTTGGAACTTTTCGTGTTCCACTATTTTTTGCTTTAAGTGCTAATTTTAATGCCTTAGAATTTGATGAACAACCACGTTCTAATATTTTATAATCTATTGCTGATGCTTTGCCTCCACTAATAGCACTTGCTAAACGCGCATAGCCCCAACTATGCGCACTTTGATTGGGACGCGAACCGGAAGAATAATATGCACCGCGACCTTTTTTAACAATTTGTAATAAGGCATTTTTAGAACAACCCGTTGCATTTACTAAGTCCGAATTTATTGCTATATTTTTAAGTTTATACAACTTTTGCGCTTTTGCTATATGAGGTGATTTTTTGGATTTATATGAGTGAACGTTTTTTCGTGTTAAATAGCGCTTCTTTTTATATGCATTACGTGAGGCTTTTAATTGTTTAATTTGTAGTTTTTTATCTTTCAAACTAAGACGACGAGGTAAATATTTAATAGGTATATTTATCATTTTCATTTTTATTACTATTTTACTATTATACTATAATATTTATTATATATAAAAATATTATAATATGAATAAAAGTATGAATAAAAGTATGAAAGAAAAAATCATAAAATTTGAAAAAGGGCCACCCGGAAAAAAATACACAGCCTTTGTCCAAAATAAGACAACCAAAAAAATACGCAAAATACATTTTGGAGCATCAGATTATCAACAATATAAAGATAGAACTCCGCTTAAATATTATTCGCATAAAAATCATAATAATAGAAAACGAATGCGCAATTATTTTAATAGACATTCTGGAACCAAAAAAAGAGGTGAAGCAATTAGTTTAGAAAAGAAAAAATCGCAAGGCTATTATAATGCTAAAATATTGAGCCATGTATATTTATGGTGAAATTACTGTTCTAAAACTAGATTTATTCTAGGAAATACCAAATGTACAAGTGAGAAGTTGTCCTGAAAATGATGTAGATATTATGTATCTTAACCAATACGCATTTAACACATTATCAAAAATAGGTTGTGGTGTTCCTATATTTGGTGTAAAATCTATATTAAATATATATTTATTAGGATCAGATATAATACATATATCTAAATAACTTGAAGGGTTTCGTAAACTAATAGCAAAAGAGTTAGTTGGATTGGATACATTAGTTGCTATAACAGATACAGCTGTCCTAATATATATATAAAAATTTTCCGAACCAGAAGTTCTACTAAATAATATATTACCATACCAACCAGAATCAACATTAATAACAACACTAGCATTTTGCTGAATGCCTATACTATTAGTTACAACTAAAGTGTATGTTGTTGTAGTTGTTGGATTTACTGTGTATGCTGTGTTTGATATAATAGATTGGTTTTCTACTGTTGCACCTCCATTAATTGTTACTCTTGTAGCATTAGTAAATACCGGAATTAGTGTAGTTGAACCATTTCGACTAATATTAGCATTAGTTGTTGTAATTTAAGCAGTAGGATTTGGAATTTCATTAACAGTCAGTGTTAAATTACTATAGCCTGTATTGTAATACTTATCGGCCACTATATCCAACTTATTACTTAGTCCTGAACCATTTTTGTTTAAACTGATATCAAGTGTACTTTCAGCAATCAATCGACTCGCTACACCATATCCATAAACTGTAAATATATTTGTTCGACTACTTAGAACAGGTTTCCAATTAATACCATCAGGTGAGAAAGCAATAGTATTATTTTGATATCCTACTGCGACCCACATAGTTCCATTCCACGCTACACCATATCCTACGACTGAAATTATATCATTTGTTTGGCTCAGGGCTGATGTCCAATCAATACCATTACTCGAGTAAGCAATAGTGTTTCCTCCATATCCTACAGCGACCCACCTAGTTCCATTCCACGCCACACCTTCTCCATCATATGTAAATATATTAATACTAGAACTTCCAACAGGGTTCCAATTAATACCATTAGATGAGTAAGCAATCCTATTATTTCCTGCTCCTACTGCTACCCACATATTACCGCTCCACGCTACACCTTTTCCTCTTGAAAATATATTGATACTACTAGTTCCAACAGGGTTCCAATTAATACCATTAGTCGAGTAAGCAATACTATTACTTCCTTCTCCTACTGCTACCCACATAGCTCCCTTGGCATTATACGCTATACCCATTCCAATTGTAAATATAGTTGTACTATTTGGAACGGGGTTCCAATCAATACCATTAGTCGAGTAAACAATAGAGTTCACTCCTTGTCCTACGGCGACCCACATAGTTCCATTCCACGCTACCCCACGTCCAAAAATTGTAAAAGTATTGGTGTTAGTGTTTGAAATACCAGTCCAAGTAATACCATTATACGAGTAAGCAATAGAGTTCCTTCCTTCTCCCACAGCGACCCACATAGTTCCATTATGCGCTACACCATGCCCCTTGCTTGTAAATATATTTATACTACTATCTTGAACTGCCTTCCAAGTAATACCATAACGATCAGTCGAGTAAGCAATAGAGTTCATTCCTTTTCCTACTGCGACCCATCCTACATCATCCAACATATTTTGAGTCTTCATAAAAACACCACCTATACCCGCATTCCATGCTACACCTCTTCCAGTTGAAAATATATTGGTACTACTATTTTGAACCACATTCCAATTAATACCATTAGATGAGTAAGCAATAGAACAGGTTCCAGTTCCTAGTGCGACCCATAGCGTTCCATTCCATGCTACCCTAACTCCATATGAAAATATATTGCTTATACTATTTTGAACCCCAATCCAAGTAATACCATTATACGAGTAAGCTATACTATAATTTACTACTGGTCCGGTCTTTCTTCCTCCTACTGCAACCCAAGTAGTTCCATTCCACGCTACATCACTTCCACTTGAAAATATAGTGGAACTACTATCTTGAACCCCATTCCAATTAATACCATCAGACGAATAAGCAATACTATAATTTCCTTCTCCTACTGCGACCCAAAGAGTTCCATTCCATGCTATACCTTTTCCACCATATGTAAAGGTATTGGTACCGCTATATTGAACCCCATTCCAATTAATACCATCATACGAGTAAGCAATACTATAGGTTCCACTTCCTACTGCGACCCAAAGAGTTCCATTCCACGATACACCTGTTCCAACTTCAAATATAGTGGGATTACTATATGGAACTCCTTTCCAATTAACACCATTAGATGAGTAAGCAATACTATAATTTCCAAATCCTAATGCGACCCAAAGAGTTCCATTCCACGATACACCTATTCCAGCTTCAAATATAGCGGAACTACTATCTTGAACCCCATTCCAATTAATACCATTAGATGAGTAAGCAATACTATAGGTTCCTTCCCCTACTGCGACTGTTAAATTAGATGGAAATACAATGCGATTTGGACGGTCTGAATTAAATGCTATACCGATTCCATAAGTTGAAAATAGATTGTTACTAGTACTTGAAACCCCAAACCAAGTAAATCCATCATATGAGTAAGCAATTTTATTTGTTGTTCCTGCTCCTACTGCGACCCACATAGAACCGTTCCATGCTAGACCCAATCCATAAGATGTAATTATATTGGTATATGAACTCAAAACTGCCCACCAATTAATACCATCATACGAGTAAGCAATTCTATTATTTCCACTTCCTACGGCGACCCACATAGTTCCATTCCACGCTACATCCCTTGACTCCTCTGTAAAGATAGTGTTACCGTTTACAGACGGCGTCCAAGTAATACCATCATATGAGTAAGCTATTCTATTATTTCCACGTCCTACTGCGACCCACATAGTTCCATTCCACGCTATCCCAAATCCAATTGTAAATATAGTTGTACTATTTGAAGACGCTGTCCAAGTAATACCATCAGATGAGTAAGCAATAGAGTTTGTTCCTTCTCCTACTGCAACCCAAATAGTTCCATTCCACGCTGCCCGAAATCCATTAATTGCAAATATATTAACACTAGTACCTGAAAGACCAAACCAATTAATACCATCATACGAGTAAGCAATCCTATGGGTTCCTTTTCCTAGTGCTAACCAAAGAGTTCCGTTCCATGCTACACCAAATCCCTCAGTTGATAATATAGTATTACCACTTGACGACCCAGTCCAAGTAATACCATCATACGAGTAAGCAATAGAGAACGTTCCTTTTCCTGCTGCAATCCACATAGTTCCATTATATGCTACACCATGTCCATTATTTGTAAATATACTATTACCATTTGCAGACGGCGTCCAAGTAATACCATCAGATGAGTAAGCAATAGAACAGGTTCCAGTTCCTACTGCGACCCAACGATTAGGAATACTCTGACCAAATGTATATACTTGTTGAATATTGGCTACATTGTCTATTTGCGCACGAATATTACTCTTTGTAAGTGTTGTTGGAGTTGTGTATATTATTGATTTTTTTATAGAAGTTAGACCGCTTCTAGGAAAATTAAGGTTTATAGAAGGGTTGCTAGGAACGAATGCGTTATACGCTTGTCCGTTTATTGTATTAACATTTAAGTCATTAGTAAATACTTTGTTAAATTTCTTTGTTAAAGAACCTAAATTAGAACTACTATCGCCTAAAGGTATTATATTACCACTTATAGTCATATTAGTAGCACTTACATCATTTATATATGCGTTGCCCCACGGTCTTCCAGATAGACCGATAGTTCCTTTATTAGGAACTAGCGGATTTAAATTGGTGCTTATATCAATATTTATAGCACTTACATCATTTATATATGCGTTGCCCCACGGTCTTCCAGATAGACCGATAGTTCCTTTGTTAGGAACTAGCGGATTTAAATTGGTGCTTATATCAATTGAACTAACGCTTACATCATTTATATAAGCATTGCCCCACGGTCTATTAGTAAGACCTAATGTTCCTTTATTAGGAACCAGTGGATTTAAATTAGTGCTTACATCAATATTTATAGCACTTACATCATTTATATATGCGTTTCCCCAGCGTTTATCAGAAAGACCTAATGTTCCTTTATTTGGAACTAATGGATTTAAATTAACACTTATGTCAATAGAACTAACACTTACATCATTTATATAAGCATTACCCCAACGTCTATTAGAAAGCCCAATGGTTCCTTTATTAGGAACTAGCGGATTTAAATTAACACTTATATCAATTGAACTAACACTTATATCATTTATATATGCGTTTCCCCAGCGTTTATCAGAAAGACCAATAGTTCCTTTATTAGGAACTAGCGGATTTAAATTGGTGCTTACATCAATATTTATAGCACTTACATCATTTATATATGCGTTTCCCCAGCGTTTATTAACAAGACCAATCGTTCCTTTATTAGGAACTAGTGGATTTAAATTAACACTTATATCAATAGAACTAACGCTTACATCATTTATATAAGCATTGCCCCACGGTCTATTAGTAAGACCTAATGTTCCTTTATTAGGAACCAGTGGATTTAAATTAGTGCTTACATC